CGATTACACCTTTTGCAAGATCAGCGGTCATCGTTGCAAACGTACCACTCAGTTTAACTTCCCACTCTTCGAGTTTTTTCAACTCCTTCATATTCTTAGGACAATTGTCAATGTCCTCGCCCCAATCCGAAAAAGTCGGAGTTGCGTTGAAGGTGATGCCTCCCGTTGTCGCACCGAGCAGGTCTGCGGAATCGAGAGTTCCAGTAGCAGGTGTAAAAGACTTTGCCAATACACCCGCATTCAGCTGAATTGTCTGAAATGTAGTAGCAGGAATTTGTGTATATTTCATTTTTTCACCTCTTATACGATATATTCGACATCAATGCTTATGACAATTCTGCGGATATTGTCATAGCCTTCATGAGCCATTCTTTGTGCAAAGGTAGGTGCTTTCTTTATCCAGATTGCACCTTCGTCACAATCAAGGATGATACCGCCTCTTGTGATGTAATCGCCTATCTCCATGGACTTTTCAGTGATTTCTTGCCACGAATCGGATAAGTACCATAGATTTGCCATCATCGGCACTTCTTCGTCCCATCCAGAGTCCGTGACATCGTAGGTGATGTACTGCCCAAGAAAGTTTTCGCTTTCCCTGTCCATCGCTCCATCTGGAACAGAATTTTCGTCCATCGCTTTTAGACCGAAACTGTTCCAGAATTGATGTAATCTTTGTATACGGTTCATGGCAACGTGTACTCCTCCGCCGAATACTGGCGCATGTTTAAAGTGGCGCTGTCTGGCGTTTTTAGATCATCACTATCCGTCAACAGACGGAAGATTTTACCGTCCTTTGCGCGTTTTAAAACGTCATGAAAATCAAAAAGGATATTCTTCTTGACCGTTAAGGTGTAAGCCCCTATAGCGCCCATAGACTCGGCTATCTTGGCCTGTGTAGACCCGTTATAGACCATTGCGCCGCTAATCGGAATGCCTTCTGTCCACACTTTTTTCGTGCCACCGTATCCGTCATCAACAGTAGTTTTATCCATGACGTAAAAATCTTCAAATGCTTCTGTCAAAAGGCTCATGCCAATTTCCTCCACTGGTCAAGTTTCGACCCGAAAACTTCTCGCCATCCGACAACGGACTTGCCATCAGCAGATGCACCTTTCGTATATGAGTACCCGCCAAATGATTCAGACTGGTATGGGGAAAGCAACGTCTCTTGATTTGCATTAACCCAATCTTGTATTTCTGCAACGAGATCCGTTACTTTTTTCGGTACAGCTAACAGCCATACCTCCCCGTCAAATTCCTCATCGGTTAATGTGGTTTCTGGATACTGCCATACGCCATCATTGAAAACACTGCCTACGATTTTGAAATACTGACCATCAAGCAAAAGGCTTGTATCAAGATTGCCAGAAGCGACCACGAAGTGACCTCTTACTTTTCTATATTCAAAGTAGTTGTGGATATACCCCATGACCTCTTCTAACATTCCTTATTTCCTCGCTTTTGTTGTTCGTTTTGTTTTTTCTTCCACAGGTGCGGGCATGATTTCGGTGATAAGCGGTTTGCCAATCTTATTGGTTGTACCCATCAATTCGGTTGCCCTCTCCAGTGTAGTTTCTGCCCCACTACGGGGATACATATCCCCTACCTTGTAATGGTAGCTGTTGTCCTGTAAGTCTAAAAATTCGTGAATAACTGTGTACATTTCACACCTCAATCTGCAAATTGCACATGCCTCAACATATGACCGCAATTTACCCTTGTATCTGTAAATATCGGGATGTTTGCCTTCCTGCATAATTCGCAGAAATACAAATCTTCTCCCAATATACCGCCCGTTTTATAATGCACCCAATCGTACCAAGGATATTCCAATTTGCGAAATAACTTGACATTGATTAAGGCACATCCCATGCCGCCACCGTGGATCTGCACTTTGTACTTTCCCGCTTCACGCATCTCCAACATTTCCTGCCCTGTGTACTCAGACTCCAGAGGATAATGAAAATACTTTTCCCCTTTGGAATCATACAGTCGGCAGATGTTTGTGTTGCCGTGATACAGGTTATCCGCTCCCCTATGTGCATAATACCCAAGATTTACATCTTTCAAATCGTCACACAGATTTTGCAAAGCGTCTTTCGGCAGAACCACATCATTGTCCACCATCAGTACATAGTCAGCGTTCTTTTCCATCGCCCGTTTTGCAATAGCGTTTCTGGCGGTAGCGCAATCATAGCCACGGACAAAAGTAAATTCCACTTCATGTCCAGATACATCCAAGTCGTAAATTGACTTAAATGTATCTGGATAAATAGATTCAAATGTTGGAACGGCAATTAAAATATTCATTATGCCCCCGTAGCACCCGTAGCACCTGTAGCACCTTCAGCACCACCAACTGTACCTTTGACTACACCGTCTGCGTACTCAACGAGGAACTGGATGCCAGACATAACCAGAGATTCAATCTGCGCACGTTCTTCAGTCTGGTATCCAGACTTAATTCCGATATAACCAGTTGCATCAGCGGTCATATTGAAGGCTCTCATCACCTCGCCAGAAACCTCCACATAGTACATGATGAGGTTTTCTTTTGCGGTAGAATAAACTTCATTCTTCGGAATCTGAGAGGTCAGAACCACCATACCCATGCCCAAGAAATCTTTGATGTACTGGAATCCGAATGCGGTCTGCGTGGTGATGGTTGCAGTACCAAGATAATCCGCAATGGTCAGCGGATTGATAAAGTGAACAATTTCAGCCGCATCGTTCTCAAACAGAATCTGGAGGTTACCCCAAGTCTTCGCAAGAACTGCCTGTAATGTATCACCAGTTACGATAGTGCCAACAGCGGGTACATAACCTTCCTGCCCTTCAGTTCCACTTGCAGGATGAACGATACCTTTCAAATATGTGAAAAAGTCTGTACGGATTCCTGTCTGGACATCCTGTAAAAGTTTTGCATCAGTCTGAAGAACTGCTTCGTCATATCCAGATTTCAGAATTGCTTCTGCACTGGATGCTTTCCGCCATTTCTTCAGATTGATTGCTCCAATCGGAACTTTGTTTCTCTGATACTTGCTCAGCGGAATTACTTCGCCCTCGGGTACAACGCCATTATGAAGCGTACCCGTGGTGGTGTAGTAATACATCGTAGTTCCCTCAATCAGAGGAATCTTTCTAGTGACACCAAGTGCCTCAATCAGCTTCCGTAGGATAGTGCCTTGGAAACGTCTAACAAAGTCGATTTCACGAACTTTGGTCATCTGGTTTTTGGTAATTAAATTTGTTTCAGCACCAGTAGTGATGTTATCTGCCATTTCTTACCCCTTTCGTTTAAAAGCCGAAAAGTTCGTGGTTTTCAAGGATGGCTTTCTGCCTTTCTGCGGTATCCTCAATTGCGTCAATCTGCTCAAGGGTCATGCCCTTTGATCCAGTGTTCGCAGGTGGATTGTCCACTTTTGCCCCTGTCGTTCCAGACTGCTGAATGTGGTCGCTCCACTCTTCTTTAATCGCCTTGAGGATATCCTTTGCTCCGACAATCTTTCCTTTATCGTCCAGTTCTACCCCGTCTACATCCGAATATTTCAGAATCTTTGCATAATGCTTTTCGGGTATTCCTGCGTCTTTCAAGATTTCGGTATATGCCGCTTCTTTTTTTGCACGAACCTCTTTGTGTTCCTGTTCGGCTTTATAATCGTCAAATTCTTTTTTCAGCTTTTCGTACTCTGCGTCTTTGTCCCCGCTGTTCTTTGCAGATTCCTCAACGCTAGCTTTCAGTTCGTCCAACTCCTTCTGAACGTCTGGCAACTGATTAGCTTTCGACTGTGCTTCTTGAAGGTCTTTTGTCAGCTTATCAATCTTGTCCTGTAAAGCACCGACCGACTCAGCATTCCCCTCAATGATTTGCTCAATCTTGTCCTGCTCAATTCCCATTGCTGTAAGCATCTTTCTTGTTAGTGCCATTAAAATCTCCTTTTCCTTGTGCGTATTTCTTCACGCCTACGAGATAACTTTTAGCAAATTTCAGTCCTTCGAAATTCGCTTTATGTGTGGAATGTAACACAAAAAAAAGACCTTGTAAAGTAATTTACAAGACCTTTGTTTTGTAATAATGATACAGTCTAAATTGTTTAGGTTTTAATGTTGTTTCAAAGTGCTTTCGATAATCTTTTTATACTGCGACAGATGGTCTTTAACAGCAGGTTGCAAGTATGGTCGTGGCTTTACATATCCATGACCGATGCCAGACCCTTTCGTGGTGTTGAACTCTATCCACGAAGGAGGCGAAACAAAATTCGGGCCAGTGCCTAACTCCACATATGGAGCATATTCTACATTACTTCCCGCCACTAAAGTATCGCCATCTACCTCAAAAGTAATACTGTTTCTCAGCGTACCGCCACGGTATCCCTTCCTCGGATACACTTTGCCAGTTTTTTTGTTTTTACTCCCAACGCTTTCTGGAGTGCCGACAGGACACAAAGCTTTTGCATACTTTTCAATCTTTGTCCCTATCATCGTCAAGATGAGTTCTGTGCAATCA